CTCCTTTCGTGTTGTTTTCAAACTCAACACTAATCGTATTTAGGTGTAATTCTGACTCTAAAACCTTCTTCGCTGTCAATATCTTCTGCCGTGATGACTGCAATGGTTTTAGGGTCTTTTTCGTCTGTCTCTACAACAATTTTTGTGATATCCGATAATGTTTCAACACTCATTTTTTTCATCCTTTCTCTCTTTTTCATATTGTTACCATCTATTTTCAGACTTATAATGTGTCTGAAGGGAGGTGATAACAATGACCGAAATTTATGCTTGTCTCTGTGGGAATTGGGTGAATTTATCTGATGATGCAGATTGTGTAATGGGTCCAAACATGGTTAGCCCTTATATTTGGTGGGAAGAAAATGCCGAACTCTACTCACCGATTACTAAACCTAAGGCCGATACTATGTATTGCCAAGATTACATTTACATCAACTATCTCGGTGCGGATTATCGTATCCACCCTATTTTTATACAAGTCGTCTCTAGATAAATCTTTTTAATTTGTCTGAGATAACTACTAAATCCGAGTCGTCCAGTTTTAATTGGTCGGCTTTTTGTTTTAGTCTTTCGTCAATGGCTTGGTTTAATTCGTGCCATTCTCTTTTTGTGAATTTGCTTCTGAATTCTAGAAACTCTTTTATTGTCGTTTGTTTATCCATTCCGATTCCTCTCTTTCTGTTTAATACATTAAACTTTATTTCAAAAAAATTTTCTGAATTGGAGTGTCTAATGCACGAGAAATTTTTACAATCGTTTCGATGGTTGTGTTCTCAACACGCTTTCCTGATTCTAACTCTGAAATTATACTTCTGCTAACTCCAGATTTTAAGGACAGCTCTTCTTGAGACATATTCAACTCTTCTCGTCTTTGTTTTATATTGTAACTAACACTCATTTAATCCCTCCTCTCAGTTCGTTCTAAGTTTAATACATTAAACTAATCGTGTCAAGTGTATTAAACAAAATATTTTTATATTAAGCAGTCTTTCAACTGCTTAAATAAATTCTATCTTTTCTTGTCTCTACTAATCCATAGGAATACTAGTAGGCAAAATAAGAATGCACTTATACCATGTAGCATAATATCCTCATTCATGATATACTAGCACCGAGGAGCTAAGCTCCTCGAGCTAGAACAGCTGGACAGCTTTTAATTTCTCTTATGCTTGCGTGCTTTCTGAGAATTTTGAGGCTGTTCTTTTTGTTTACAAACTTTTATCAAGCTTGCAAGACCCACTAGGAAAGTTCCTAGCGCTGTTAGAAGTTCGCTAACTTCCTTCATCATGCTCTCCTTTCTGCTTCGTTAAGGTCTTAATCAACCTTACATATATAGTTTAATACATTAAACATGTTTTGTCAAGCGAATTAAACAAAATATTTTGTAAATTTGTTTAGTTTATTATACAATCTATTTAAGAAAGAGGTGTTTTATATGAGATTAGAAGAGCGTATTAAGCAACTAAGAATTAATAGAAATATGACAATGCAACAGTTAGCAGATTTATCTAATTTAACTAAAGGATATATTTCAATGCTTGAAAGGGGCTTAAATCCTTCTACTAAAAAGCCGATTGTTCCTTCATTAGAAACAGTTCAAAATCTTGCCAATGCGTTTAATATGACCTTAGAAGAACTTTTAGAAGGTGTTGAAGGTAATGTGTCTCTCGCTCGAAATGATTCCATTATGACTATCTACACCCAACTCACATCCCCACGACAAGAACGCGTCTACGATTTCGCTGTGGAGCAACTAAACGAGCAGAATGGACAAATACATGAAGATAATATAGTTCCTATCGTTTTTGGTCGTCAATCTGCTGCAGGCTCTATGATTCATGTTGATGATGTAGATGCTGAGATGGGAGTGCTGCCCTCTTCAATCGTTCCTAATGGTGCTAATGAATTGGTGCAAATCACAGGTGATTCGATGGAACCGCTCATCAAGAAAGGTTCTGAAGTATATTTAAGATATCAACCGACAGTAGAAGATGGAGAGATTGCTATCGTTCGAGTTGATGATGAAGGGGTTACATGTAAATACTTATTTAGAGACGGCGAAAACATTATTTTAAAATCAGAAAATTCTAAATATGATGATATAGTTGTTGATGCAGAAAAAGTGTCAGTTATTGGAAAAGTGTTGATTTAAAAACAGTATCAAAACAAAAAAACACCACACTACGAATCTTGGCGGATACAGTGTGGTGAGTTCAAAATTTACCCTAAAATAGGGCTATTTGTTATGCCCTATTTTACCACAAATAGAAAGGTTGGTAAACTATGGCAAGCATATACAAGCGCGGAAAAACATGGACATATAAGGTTTACTATTACGAGAATGGAAAACAAAAAGCAGTATCTAAGAGTGGTTTTAAAACTAAAGCAGAAGCGAAGGATGCATCGATATTGCGTGAGAATGAAATGCTACAGGGAAAGAACTTTTCTAAAGAAAGAATGCTCCTAGCTGATTATATGGAAAATTGGAAAAAACTATATAAAGACGGAACAGTCTCTTTAGGCGTTTCCAAGCGCATAGATATGATCATACGATATGTAAGAAAGAATTTTAATGTTATGCTCAAGGATATCACTCATGACAGCTATCAAGCTTATATTAATCAATTAGCAGAAAGGCTATCGACTGAATCTGTAGCCAAATATCACACCTACACCAGTGGCGCTATCAAACATGCTGTTCAAACCAGAGTGCTTATGTACAATCCGTGCGAATTCGTTAAAATCAAAGGGAATGACGAAAGAGCGTTTACTGAAGAAAGCAAATTCTTATCGTTTGAAGAGTATCAAAGGCTGTATGCAGCATTATTAGACGGAATCAATCCTAGATATCAATCACGCTATATTATTCTACTAGCAATGGTAAGCGGCATGCGTTTTGGAGAATGTCTCGGGTTAACATGGGATAATTTAGACGTAGAAACGAATAGTGTAAAAATCGAAAAAGGATTCGACTCATTACACACTAGAGATTTTACGGACGGTAAAACCAAAAACGCAAAACGAACTATTATTATCCCGAGTGAAGTGATGACATTATTATTCCAGCTCCCCAAGGATACAGAAAGAGTATTTCATGACATCACTAACAATGGAGTTAAAAAAACTCTCGATAATACACTTAAAAAAGCGAAAATCGAGAGAAAAATAAGATTTCATAGTTTAAGACATACACACGCCAGTATTTTATTGTCGCAAGGGGTGCAAGTCGTTTCAGTTAGCAAAAGATTAGGACATGCTAATCCAACAGTTACAATGCAGACGTATGCTCACGTTATTAAAGAATTAGAAGTATCAGACAATGAAAAAATAATAAAGATTTTATCCCACGGAACATCCACGGAACAAAACCTTTAAAAAAGCCTATAAATAAGCATAAAAAATGCCCCCTACAGACTGTAAAATACGTTTCATACCGTTTCATACCGTTTCATATCCCTATGATAACAGTGTTTTTGTATCATGTCATATCATACGTTTTCTATTTTCACGGAACAAATACGGAACAAAAAGCGAGCTATCACTAGCCCGCTTTTTTTAGTCTTCAATTGTCCTGCTTTTGAAGCTGATCAGCATATTCAGTTAATGTACTGCCAGTTCTTATAGTCAAATTTTCTATTTTGCGTTCACCATTAACCAATCGACTTAAAATAGATAATGTAACGCCTGTATCTTTATGAATTCTATATTGAGTTGCATTATTTAACAGCCATTCAATTTTCTCTGTATCTACTTTCATATAATCACCTACTTAAATATAAACCATACTATTAAGCCAATAAAGATAAGCCATGCGACAAAAGCTTTCCAGTCAAACGCGTGTTTAGTTATTTTGAAATTCACTTTCATTTTCTATTACTATATGATACAATTTGGTAAAGGAGTGAGGCTATTCGCCCCACTCGATTTCCCACTCGATTGTGAAGAACACTAAGTTTAGTTTGATGGTTATTTTAGTTTTCTTCGTCTTGAGTGGTTTTTTCTTTACCTGTTTTGGTCTCATATTTTTCTCCTTTCTTTATCGTTAAGGGTATCTCCCTTACATTTAATAGTATATCACTTTAGTGGTATAAAGTCAACACTTTTCTTTAAAATAATTTAAAAAATGCAAAAAAAATAAGGCTACCCCGAAGGATAGCCTTTTTTATTATTTATTTTCTTTTTGAGTGGTGATTAATCCGTCAGGCTCAACTGTGAATTCTGGTTTTTCGTCTAGCGTTCCATCTTCTTTCACATAGTACCATCCCTTAGCACCTTTAACAAATGCTTGTGATTCCATGTATCCGTTGTTTGTGTTTAAATAGTACCATTTATCGAAATATTTAACCCAACCAGTAACCATTTCTCCATCTTGTTTGAAATAGTACCACTCATTGTTGATTTTTTTCCAGCCTGTAGCCATAGTTCCATCAGTGTCTAACCAATACCATACACCACCACGCTTAATCCATTTATTTGTTAAGCAATAGCCATCTTCATTAAAGAAGTACCATTTTTCATTAATTTTCTGCCATTTGTTAGTTGGATAGCTGCCGTCTGAATTTTGATACCACCAGCCTTTTGAATTGCTGTGCCAACCTTCCTTAATTTCTTCAAGCCCGTTCTCGATATCATGCTTGAATTGTTCACGGCTGATGCCCCACTTAGCTAAATATGGATATGGGTCAACGTGATCGCTAAAATTGTTCGGTTGATTGTTTGTGCAATAGTAGTGTGATTTAATACCTTCTAATGCGTCTGAGTCTAATGTCTTAGGAAGTCCAGCCTCGTCAGCTAAATCGCGCAATAGTTGAATGTATAGTCGATAATCTTCCATAAACTCTTCTTTAGTCGAATGGCTTTCGATTAATTCAACGGCTGCATACGTTTCATAGTTCCAACCGCCACCAACATCGTAAGCGCCTTGATTTACGGGACCTACTTGCATTACGCGTCCATTTCCTACGACGTGTGAGAAGAATCCAGATTCTACAGGTCTACGCATGTGGTAGTCTGCTTCGTTCTGTGCTGTTGAGTTTCTATTACCTGTTGAATGCGCGTGAATTTGGTGATAAGGCGCATAACCGATTTGAGGTAATCCCTCTCTATATCTACTTGTATCAATTTCCATTTATATATTCCTCCTTATGTTGTTGGCCAAGGGTCGTCTGTAATGTATGAAATATTAGATACCCGAATATCGCCGATGTCTCTGTCGGTTGGTACTGGGTCGTTGAATTGGAAACGCATGTGATTTGCATCACCATAACCGCCTACATACCACGTACCGTATGGAACACCGTCATCGTTGAAAATCTGACCGATTAGCGAACCAGACGTTCTATACCCTAAAGGTATGCCACCGTTTGCTATAAGGAAACATTTCTTTTCACGGTTTCCTGGGTGCCCAATAAACGCCGGATTACCACGTCTAACAATACCGAACCAACCCCATTGTAGTCCTCCGAATTGATAAGATACGGTATCATTAACTCTTCGGACTTGCATATAAGAATTACCTAATTTAGACAGTACGTTTAGTTTTTTCCAACCTGTATCACCGTCTAACACAAACCAACCTTGGTTACCTGACGCTGTACGTTTAATCCATTTCAAAGCCCCGTTAGTTTTCTTAGTGTCAACGTATGTCTGTCCGATAGTACCATCGACTTTACCGTTTGGCATACCCTCACCGATTAACTCGCTAGATGAAGTTGATGGAGTAGGTGCATTTTGACTGGAAGCAGGTAGAGTTACGCTACCGCCGCCATCAGATAAGATGAGTGTATTCCCTGATAAAGTCAATTTTTGAGGAATACCAACGCCGTCACGACCGTTTTCACCTTTTGGTCCGATAGGACCTTGAGGACCGATTGGGCCTTGTTCCCCACGTTCGCCTTTTGGTCCAGCCTGACCGTCTTGACCTCTTTCACCTTGAATACCTTGCAAACCTTGAGGCCCTTGCAGTCCGTCCGCCCCTCGTTCTCCTTGTGGTCCTGGTGGTCCTGGTTCTCCTCGTTCGCCACGCTCGCCTGATTTTAATTGAACGGCTTTTAGCTCGTCTTTAGTCGCGAGTGTTTCCGCTTGAGTTTCCAACGTCTGAACGCGCATTTTTAATACTGTATCGTTATACGGCTGTGGTAGTTCCGTTTTCTTAGCGTATTCTGTTAACGGCTGGTGTTCCGTTAAATAGTGCTTACTTTCAAGCTCTTGTTTAGTAACGAGTGAACTTGTATCAATATTAGGTTTGCTTTCTAAGGCCTCTACACGCTGTTTTAAGGCGCTATCGTCATAGACGGTGTCTTTATCCGTCTTTGTCTTTAAAGCTTCAATTTCTGCCGAAATATTGCTGATTTCAGCACGTTCAACTTTGTTTTCTAGCTCTTGTTTCGTAGCAAAAGTGCTTGTATCAATTTCTGGTTTCGTTTCAAGCACTTGTAAACGTCGTAAGATTTCCGAATCGTCAAAAGTTGCGCACTCGACATGAATATTCTTGATCGCTTCTTCTAGTTCAGCTTTTGTTACGATATCCGTCACAGCAACAATTCTTTTAGTTTCTTTCTCGATAACGGGCAATTCGCTGTGCTTATCAATTTCAGATACACGAACCCAAAACGAGAATTTAAGAATGTCTGCCGATTGCTCCACTTTCTCAGCGTATACATAACCATACACAATTTCATCCGTTGTAATTAAGCTAGTATCGAATGGAACAGTTGCGATATTATTTTCAACCACTCCAGCGGCTTCCAAGAAGCGATTTGTCGTTTTAAAATGGAATAACACTATGATTTTCTCAGCGCCTACTCCATTTAGTCGCAACTCGATAAATGCGTTGTTCTTGTCGTGTGAATAAAATTCTTCTTTCACTTTGTAATCTTTCTCTCGGACATCGACACAAACGCCAGCTTGTCGTTTAATAATTTTTTTCAAAGATTGTCCCCCTTTCACGCAAAATAAAGAGGAAGCCTTAAGACTTCCTCTTCCAGTTTAATCTTCGCTAGGTTCGTGATACCCAAGCGCTCTTGTGCTGTCAGTCAGACCAGCGGTTGTTGGGTCGTTGACAATACCAACGATAATCAATACACCGAATAATGCGTTGATAAACACTAATAATTTATCGATTGTTTCTCCTAACTCTAAACGAATGTTAAATACAGCTAGAAACGTTTGTAGCAACAGCGCTAAAGCTGGTACTAACGTTAGCCAAAATGTTTTATTTAATACTCGTACTTTCCAGTTAATTTTGTTCATTATTTTTCCTCCGAAATTTCTAGTTTGAGAAACTTCTCAAACAATATTTTTATAGCGCCATTTCCGCCCAATTCAACATAGCTTTCATAAAGCTTTGAAAGTTCCTCGATTTCATGTTGAGTTGTCCACCCGCGCCTAATTGCTTTTTTTAAGTTTTCTTGTAATCGAAAACGCTGTAATCGTTGCAAACCTTTCCCGATTAGAGAAAGGTTATCACGATTTTCTCGCCCGATTTCGTTTATTTCACCAACTGATTTTTCAAGCCCTCCGATTTTGTCTGAAAGCACGTTGATTTGTTTTTCAGTTTCTTTTGTGTTCTTCGTACTCTTGAATGAAAAGTAGCTCGGAATTATAACGATTAAAACGGGCGTGAGTTTATCGATTAAGGTCAGAAAATCCAATTAACCCACCTCCCTTTCTAAAACAGTTGACTATTGAACAGGCTGAGTATCTAATTCGCTGGATGGCTTTTCTGCTTTTGGTTCAGTCCACTTCCAGATTCCTAACTTACCGTTTTGTTCAAGTGCAGCAAGTTGTTCAAGTGTTTCGCCTTGGTATGTGAATGGCTCGTTTACTTGAATCATAACGCGTTTGCCTTCTTGGAATTTCTCAACGTGATTCACATCTTCAAGCGTGAAGATTTCTTGCGATTGGTAAGTTTTGCCAGTTTTAGCAGGGTCTACCAATTCAAGACCACGTTTGAAAACAGTAGGGTCTAACGGATTATCCACGTCCGTTACTCGAGCCAATACTGCCCAATCAGCAACGGCTTTTACCTCTGCAATTTTTGCATCTTTCTCAGCAAGTTTTTCTTCATAGCTTTCAGCTTGCGTACGTAAATCTTCTTGAAGTTTCTTCACTCCATCAGCTGGATTGAATTCAGTAGTCACTTGTCCGATGACTGCCTTAATTAATTCCTCGTCTGACTCGTTCACACGATTACCGACTAATACACGGTCAAAAGCTGTATAAGGTGATTCTTGACGAATCGCAACGAATGTACGGTTGTTTTCTTGTAAATATTTGTTGATAATTTTAAATGTCATATATCATTCTTCCTTTTCTTTATCTGATTGTAATTTTTGAAGTTGCTCCTGTGCTTCTTCGTAAAGCGCTTTGTAATTAGCACATTCAATCGTCTTGTTTGCTAATTGAATTGCTAAATCGTTAATAACTTTGTCTTGTGTGTTCATATTTTACCTCCAATTTCCATGATAACCTCGACTGTAATTACCAGGTACTGCAGCAAGGTTTCTGAAATTATCAAATATATTATCAAGCACTTGTCTCAGTGATGATTGTCCTATTGTTATATCTTCAATACCATACATTTGTCCTGTATAAGTATCGATTACGGTTTCTCTCAAATTTTCTTGACCACTTAGTCTAAACGTTATTTTATGACCATACATATTGATGGCTGTTTGAATATTTGTACCCTCCCTACCATTCCAGATTTGAATACCTGCTGATGTATGGTCAATACCAACGTTCTGGTTTCGATTGCTCATTAGTGCAGTGTACGAACCCTTAACACCGTTAATGATACCCCAATCAAAGGCTAGATACTGCAAAGGTCTGTCAGGGAATCGGTTTCTTATCCCGACTCCATGCCCGTTCATATCAATCCAGCCTGTTTGCAAGTCAAACGTAGTATTTCCATTGAGTGAGGAAATGCGACCGCCTTTAATATTATTACCAGTAAAATCAACATTCTGTATCTTTGTAATGGTTGCGTTTTTCGCAAACAGCTCATCGACAAACGCTTGTTGTGAAACTAATCTTTGAATAAATGCAGTATCGAATTTAACCTTATCGGCTGTAACCGAACCAGCATCTAATGCGTTGGTTGTAATTGCCCCTGCACCTATCTTGCTTGCAGTTATCGCACCGTCCACAATCATATCAGACTTGACTTTAATTTTAGGTGCGATGATGTCAACGCCTCTAGGACTTGTAGAAATGGTTGAGGCTAGTTGTTCCCCTGTAAGAGTAGTTGAGCCAATAACCACGCCTTCCGACGTAACTTGAACCCTAGCGCTGTTAGAAGCGTTGCGAACTTCCTGCCTAATTTCGTTAGCCGTCTGAGCAATAGCGCTCTTAACATTCGTATCAAAGAACTGTGTTAATGCCCCTTGATTGCTCTTCTGGATTTTACTCCAAAGAGTGCTATTTTGGTCTCTCAATTCCAGTTCAATAGAACGTAAATCCTTGAAGAGGCCTGACAGGGTACGTTGCGTAACTGTAGGCTCAACAAAACTAGTAGGGAAATCCCCCTGCTCTAACTGAATATCAGTTATAACGGTGTCTCCAGCGCACCCCATGTGATGAAGTTTCAACAGTTCATCGCGTGTTTTTGGTTGAAATACCTTGTAATATCGCCCGTTATGCTCTAGAGCAGGCGCACGGACGTTTTGAATTGTGATGTCCATTTTTAACCTCCGTAAACTTTAATAGGAATTGAACCGTAAAAACTTCGGTATCGGTTAAATCCAGTTTTGCGTTCAAATTCTTCAAGGGATTCTGTGAAAGTTACATAAGTTTTTCCCTGTTTGTTTTCGATTTTAGAAACCGAAATTTCTTTCCCATTTATCTCAACAGTTCTTATCTTGTTTTGTGAAAAATCCTTATTCAGCGTTATTTGTTTATTATGACTATCATAATTAATTGATACGTCACCGCTAAATAACAGCCTTATTTTCACCCAAACAAGCTTTGCGCCAATATAACGATGAGTAACTTCCTTGTTTCCTACATAAATTCCTTCTCTAGCCATACTACCACCTACTCATATACGTCATAGATAGTGTTGCTATCCTTGTTAGGAATTGCGTCATATTGAGATTTTGAACCAGCCCAATACTTCAATGGTTGTCCGCCATTCTGATTAATAATATTTTGTCCAGGCGCACCGTCTGCTCCTCTAGCCCCTGTTGGTCCTGCTGGTCCTTGAGCACCTCTTGCACCGTCTGCACCTTTAGGACCAGTTAATCCGATAGGACCTTGTTCTCCACGAGGCCCAGTGTCACCTTTTTGTCCTGGCGTTCCGTTTTCCCCTCTAGGGCCTGCTGGTCCCATTGGGCCTGGAGCGCCTTTCAAACTCTCTCTTTGTTGACTTGTAAGCTCCTCAAATCGCATAACACCGTCCGCACCTTTTGGTCCCGTTTCGCCACGCTCTCCCTTGTCGCCTTTTGGTCCTGTCAGGTATTGTAATGCTGAAAATCTGTCACGACCGTTTCCGACCTTTACCTTGCCTGTGTCGCTCTCAACACCTAACTCACCATCAAGCAGAACAAGTGGACTGTTTGTCCAATCACTCGCTGTCATTCGTTTATGCTGTACTCTAATTGGTATTGTTTCCGTCATGTTGTACCTCCGTCAAATATTAATGTTGGATTTTCGTTCCAACTTCCGTCATATATTGAATTCTGACCGTCCGCAATCGTTTTATAGACTGGTTCAAACTCAATTCGATTGGTTCGATTATCAATCGTCACTGACTGTTCTGAGTTCTGATACCAATCACCCGAGAATGTCAACCAATAGCCGTCGTTATAAACCGCTAAGACTTGCTCCTCTTTCTGAGTTAAGTCTTTGTCAATCACTGGCAAGTGTGGATTAGCAGGATCAAAATGAACGTGTCCACCATAAAACGGATTCTTCTTGATTATCACAGTAACGTCTGTCTTTCCGTAAACCGTACATGTTGCTGACCAACTAATAACGTACTGCTTACCTAGCTCGAAGCCTTCTCCATTGTGTCCGACTTCGACATAATCAGTACCATAGGCGATTTTTTTAGCCGTGCTACCATTGAGACGGTTCTTGTTATACTTAGCGGTTCCATCGCCACCAATTAGACCAGCATTGATTCTTGCGGTCTCGCTTACCTGCTCTAATTTCTTGCTTAATTCAGCAATTGAGTCCGCACCACTCATCAACTCTTCACGGATACGCTTCAGGAACTCAGGGCGCTCTTTCTCCACTTCTTCATGGATTTTAGAGCTGAAATCTTCTGCTTTGTTTTGGTATTCTTTTACAACGTTATCAATCTCAAGCTGTATAATACGAACCTTTTCGTCAATCTCCTTGTTACGTCTTTCAACTTCATTCGCAATAGCTTCATGAAATAACGATTCACTAAATCCACTCACTGCGTCTTTGATAGCTTGTTGACGTGTCGCACGGTCTTTAGCTTGTAACGTTTGGTAATCGCCTAATTCTGCGACTGAACGGTTATTATCCAATTTATCAATAACCAATTTATGGATTCGAGCTTCAAAAGCGATTCCAATCTGGTCTCTTACAATTCCGACACTGTCACCAATCCAAATATCCTGCTCAATCGCATTAGCTAAATCTAGGAGATCAGCCTTAAATGTTACGATTGGAACAGATAATCGTTGTAACTCTTTGTACGTCGCTTTTAATAATTCAGTAGGGTCTTCGATATCCTCGTTTGTATACACGCCGAAACGATGCTTAATAACGCCATTTTGATGTAATCCATAGATATTTCTAGCAGTTTCATTCGTTACATAATTCTGTCCCGCTGGTTTGTCTACAGGGTCACCGTTTGCAACCGTCCAAACAACATCTTTAAACTGGATTCTTCGACCATAACCGCCAGTAGTTTCTCCATTGTCGTCCGTGCTTTGTTCACCCTTACCACGACCAATCAAGGCTGTTACAACATCATCAGACGATTCTTCATAGGTAACATTTAAAATGTTAGAACCATACTCGAACTGATGACCTGTAACACGTCCGAAGCGTTGATTTAAGTCAATGTATCGTCCAATTATCTTGTTTTCTACAAAGGTATATCTAACCTTGAACTCGCAAGCGTACGATTCAATTATTTTAACGAGCGCTTGACGAACTGAAATATAGTAGAAGCTCAATTTCCCTGTCCGAGTCAAGCCGTCTACATTTCCTAATTGATAGCCTGTTCCTTCTAAAATTCCACTCAATACTTGTTCAGCGGTTCCCTTAGGGCGCTTATTCTCGATAATGAATGAATGTAAGTCACTTTCTGCCCTGTCTATACCTTGTATAGACAATCCAATATCATAGGATTTTTCAGAAATTCTAAACAAACAAAAAGCCCCGTCTCTTGATTGAAAACCAAAAAACTGGGCTTCTTTGATAATGTTAGGCTTGTAATCTACAGGGATTTCAAAGCTCGCTCTATCAAATTGATTCAATTCAATCGTATGTGTAAAATCCGCAAGGCTCGCTTCATCGATTACATCAATCAATTCTTCCGTCTGATTAAATAAATAAATCATGCGAACACCTCTTTGTACTGGATATCATTCAATGTAGCGCCCTCAACTTGGAATGTATTCACGCCTTTTTGAAGTTTAAAATATCGACTGTTAACCACATCAAAATTCATCAACTCGTTTCGGCCATTTAACGTGATTTCTCTAGTTTCGCAATTAATTACCAGACTTGAATCTTGAACGTAAGTAGCTTTTAATCTGATATATTTTTGAGTTTCAAGGTGTAATATGCGAATTTCAGAACTTGCTTGCGTTGTAAGGTACAAAATAGGCTCTACAGGAAAATCGCCGTTATAAGTAACCTTGTTACTTCCTGTGCTTTTAGGCTCAGTATATTTGAACGGGTCATAACAAATAAAATGCAACTTAATAACCGTATCATTCGCATCTTCCAATTCAGGCTTCTTAACTTTTGAAAAGATAGCTTTGTAGTATCTCTCACCATCGTCACCAAACTCTAATTTTTTAGCTCGACGGGAAAACAATAAACGATTCAAACGCTCATACTGTTTTCTCATGCCTAAATCAGTATATCCAGTTAGTCTAACCTGTATCTCAATCTCACGTTCTTTATAAGTAGCGCCATACAGATATTGACCGTCTCGACCTTTTATATTCGCTGTTTCATGGTGAAAATCAAGGACGTCCCGTCCAGTGGTATTCGCCACAAAAAACGTTCCGTCCTCGTTATTCATTTCTTGATTGAGGCTTACACCACCAAATTGAACTTCTAGACCTGAGTTAAATGTTGGCGTGCCTTTTGTTGTATCGTTAAAAGTATACATTTAAACCACCATTAAAGGCTTGAAGCCTTCAATCTTATCCTTTCTTCTTTACTTTGGATGTTAGAAATATCTGAAACAAAGGCTCTGAAATCATTAGAACCTAGAGCAAGGTTAATAACAGCAGGCTCTTTTGTTTGGTTAACTTCATAAGTAGCCGATAATGTGCCCGATACGTTGTTAGAGAAATCGCCCTGCAACGCATTTGACATTGCTGAAACTCTAGATCCCGCATCATCGAACATCGAACGGATGCCGTCTGCCATTCCAGACACATTGCCTTTGACATCTTCAAAACCACCCATTAAAGCTCTATTGAAACCGCCCATGATAGCTTCCCCTGCTGGAATCAGCAATCTGCGGTCATAAGAGATAGGCCCTTTGTGTGTTGCAATCCAGTTAGCTACGCCTCCGATGAAGTCTGTAACCGCGCTCCAAGCCGCTTTCAAACCACCAAGGAATCCATCCATGATAGCTCGTCCAGCTCCTGATAAGTCGATGTTCCATAATCTATCAAAGAATCCTGCGACTGCATCAATAGCGCTTGAAACTCCGCCTTTAAGTAAGTCTAACGCTCCCAAGAATCCATCTTTCATAGCGTTAGCAACATTTACAACAGTCTCTTTAATTGCGTTGATTGCACCGCTAATAAATTCTTTAATACCATCCCAGATTGTTGTTACAGTATCTTTAATAGCTCCCAAAACGGTACTAATGATGTCTTTAATTGCATTAATGACAGTTTCAACAACCGTCTTAATACCATTCCAAACAGTTTCCGCTATTCCTTTAATAGCCTCCCAAGCACCGCTCCAATCGCCTTTAATAACAGACGTAACCGCTTTGATGATGCCTGCTATCACGTTCAATACAGTTGAAATAACCGTTGAAATAACAGTCCATACAGTCTGGACGATTGTAGTAAATACATTCCAAATTGCATTCCATACATTTTGAACAATTTGCATGTATGTTGTAATCACGTTTTGGATAACTTGGATAGCGTTTGTGATAACTTGCTGAATAGCATTCCAAACCGCTTCAACAACAGATGTAAGTGTATTCCAAACGTTTGTAGCAACCTCGACAATGCCATTCCAAATACCAGACATGAATTCTGCGAATCCATTCCACAAACCTTTGATTGTTTCAATTACTGGCGTTATAAATTCAACAAAGCCATTCCAAGCATTCGTTGAAACCTCTACTACACCGTTCCAAAGGTTACTAAAGAACTCTACTATACCGTTCCATACGTTTTTAACCGTTTCAACGACAGCCGTAACAACTTCGACAATACCATTCCAAACCGTTTTTGCGATTGAAACAATACCGTCCCATAGCGTTGAGAAGAACTCTGTCAAAGCGTTCCAAACATTCATCAACGCTTCCACGATTGGTTGTGCGCCTTCTAAGAAGCTATTCCAAACATTCGACGCAAACTGTGTAATGCCGTTCCAAAGCCCAGAAAAGAACTCTGTAATGCTGTTCCATGCGTTCTTGATAGCTTCGATTACTGGTTTAGCTGTCTCTAAGAAACTATTCCAAACATTCGAAGCAGTTTCCTTAACGCCATTCCATAGGTTAGAAAACCATTCGGTAACGCCATTCCAAGCATTTTTAATGCCTTCCCAAGCTTTGGAAGCGATGTTGACAATGCCATCCCATAAACCTTTGAAGAAGTTTCTGAAACCTTCGCATTTGTTCCATAAAATAACAAAAGCTGCACCAATTGCCACGACTGCGGCAATCACTAAACCGACTGGACCGAGGAAAGCAACGATTGCTGAAACTGCTGAACCAATCCATCCGCCTACCTTACTGAAGATATTCAAACCGACCATTGCACCTTTAGCAAGTTTTGAACTTCCAGCCATGAAAGTTAAGGCTGAACTAGCGGCTTGTGAGCCTTTAGCAATTCCACCTAAAGCTTTTGCCACTCTTGTAAAGCTTGCTAAACCACCAAAAACGGCTTTAACTGCGCCAATTCCCTTACTTAGTCCTATTAAGGCGCTTGCCACTGGTTTTATTGCCCTTTGAGCAACCTTAAACCCAATAAAAGCTTTGGCGATTGCTTGAATTTGTTCAGGGCTTAGGCTTTGAATAATTTTAGCAAAAGCTTTTATCGCTTCAGAAGCTACTGATAATCCTTTCCCAATCTTTTCACCAAAAGAAGCCACATCTCCGCCAGAAAGTGATGAAAATACTTTCTTGACAGCTTCCCAAACTTCGCTCAATGCCTGTTTAAAATCAGAGATTGCGCTCGTATTTGTGAAACCTTGCCAAAATTCCTTTATTTTAGCAGTAGCTGAACCCACGAATGATGTTATTTTTCCGATAACTGCTTCAAAGTCAATCTTGCTTAAAAAGCCTTCTAGATTTGTTGCTAACTTATTGAAATCAACCTTATCAATCTGATTCATAATCGCTTCTAAAGCCTTGATTCCTGCTTTAGATAATGTGTCAAAAGCGGGCTTTAGTTTGTTTGATAGTGACTCTTTCAAACCGTCCATCGCTTGGTCAATCGTCTTGTATTGAGTAGCCATATCTTGCATGGATGCCCCAGCACGTTTAAACGCTTCGGCGAAATCATCGGTTTTAACTTCGCCTGCTTGAATTTTGGTAATCAATTCGTTAAGCGACAATCCCATTTGTTTAGCAACTTCGCTCATACCTGCTGGAGCTTGTTCCATCATGATTTTAAAATCTTGCCATGTTAACTTCGGTTTAGCTAAAGCCTGTACCATTTGTTGAGATAAGGATTTCATCGCTTGTTTAGGATTTTCAGACGATGCCGCAAGGCCACCCATAGCCTTTACAAGCTCGTTGCTATCGTTTCGACCAATCGCCGCCATTTGAGAGAACGTACTAGCCATGTCTGAGGCTGAGTAGATAGTCTTAGTCGCATAGTCCTGCATAGCCTCTTTTGCCTCGTTGATTTGGTCTTTCCCCCAACCTAATTTACTTAGGTTTCCATCGAACGTATCCCAAGCCTTTTTTGAACTATTCAACTCTCCGACCATTTCGCCCATTGTACTTTTGATACTTCCAAAAGCGGATGTAATCGCTGACCCAACAAGCTCAGCACCAAGCATTGATTTAAACATCGAACTGCTCTTATTTGAAATGTTATCGAATGTAGATGATGACTTTTGAAGCCCGTTGATTGCTTTCTGTAACCCGTTCAAAGTAGAACTCATTCCTTTATCGACCGCAGTTAACACCGCCTCGACTGAATAAGTCTCTGCCATTATATGCCTCCTTTCATTACGTGTTTGCTCTCAGTAAGAGTTCTTTCTCTTTGTCTGAGAGTTGATACTTTTGCTTATTAGTATCTTTCTTTTTGTAAAAATCACTGTATTTCTTGTATAAAGGAGTTTTTCCGTCCGACTTAGTAGCTTCTACCTGTCTAGTTAACCAAGCAGAACGATGTAAGAGTTCATCTTCATCTTGCTTTCTTAACAACACTCCAGTCATCAACAAGTCATACTCGTACATTGTCATACGACCAATCTCGTTCATGTCAGTAATGTTTAAAAATCGGACACAATTAATAATGATTTCCTCAAACGTTTCTAGAGATGACTTCTCAATTATTTCTTCTTGAGACCTTGGTTCATCTCCGACAGCAAAGACTTACCCGCGTTAGACTCACTCAATTCTTGAAGTACATCATCAAACAATTGTTCTAGATCTTCGCACTCTTCAACGTATGTTTCAACTTCCGATAATGAAGGGCGTGGGCTTTCTGTAACTGTTCCGTAGTAGATAATATCGGCTAATGAAGCAATATTCTTAGCGTATAATTCAGGGATTTTAGCAGATAGAGCCATTCCAAATTTCAAACCTTGTTGCTCGATTGGATAAGCTTTATCAAGCGCACGAACGAATTTCACTCCGAATTTAATGTTGTAAGTTTTATCATTGATTTTTAATTGCATTGTTATTTCTCCTTTTTCTAAAAAATACAATAAAAAAGAGAGGCGTTAACCTCTCTTAATTTCTAACCACCAATACCAGGTACTCCTGATACTGGACTAGCTGGACTAGCTGTTCCTTTTGTTGTATCCGCGAATTCATATTGAACTACTTCCGCTTGACTAGTGTTAAGTGTTGCATAACCTTTAACACCAGTTCCGTTAACTGCGAATTCAAGTTCTAATTCGATTAAGTCTTCAGCGTTTTTAGTTTTCTTGAATGATGTTAAGTAACCTTGATAGTACACTGATTCGAATTTATCGCCTTTTTTCTTAGCGTTCTTTTCAATTTCCCAAACTTCAACGAGTTCGCCCTTGTCCATAGCTGTTTCAAGTTTAGCTACTAACTCATCGTCTTCCGCCATGATTGTAGTTGCAGTGATTGAAACTTCAATACCACCGACTGATTGTAAAACACCGTCTTTAGTTTTAACCGAGTTTGTATCACGGCTCTTCTCTGTTGAGTGTTCAGTTTGGAATGCTAATTTAGCACCGTCTGCTTTGCTTGCTTCGCCTAATAAGCGAAATAATAAAATACTGTCAATACCTTTTTTTGCAACTGGCATTTATTTAACCTCTTTCCTTATAAAATTGTAAATACTAGACGAACACGACCACGCTTGAGTGGTTCGACTGTCGTGTTGTCATCAAAAAGCGATATTGTAGATTGCGAGACATTCAAGGCTACATAATAGCCGTCCGCCTCAACGATCTTCATCGATTCTGCTAGGATACTCGAACACATATCCGATACTTGTTTACGTTTTTTACGGGTACTCCACACCGATAAGACCAGTTCGACTGTACCTTTCACGTCCGTTTTGTTTGGAACGAGTATAGAAGTAGTATCTTCCAACTCTACAAACGGATAAGGCGCGTCGTCGTCTGGCTTATAGTCGTATGTTTTATACCCCAACGAAAGACAGCGTTTAAACACGCTATCAAAAATTGCTTGTTCTCTTGATTTCATTTAACCAACCTCTCCAAATCATTTTTAAATAGTTTTTTCTGTTCGTCAAAAGCTGGTTTGATAAACGGTTGTGCGCTCATTTTGCGAGTTCCTAATTCAACATAAGCAGCGTAACTAGTGCCTGGTGCAACTCTATATCTAAATCTATCTATCTTGCTACTGTTAACAGAGATAGAACGTTTAGTCGCCCCTGTTGGCTTGACAAAATGTTTATTTTTGCCTCGACCCTCATAGTGCCCTCTGAACTTGGAAGCGTTGTTTACTGCTTTTTTCTGCATTTCAGTACCGTGTTTCTCAACGATGCGCTCAACCTCTTCCATTTTAGCGACTCTTTGAAGTTTAGTTTGAAGTTTTTCAAGGCCTTTTAATTCAAATTGTAAGCTACCCAACTGAATTATCCTTTTCTAAATAGAATACTCTTCCAGACTGCTTATCTGCTCTACATTTATAACGTTCTTTGCGATAGTTTAGATAAGTGAATGAGATTTTAGGCGTGTTTTGGAAATAAACCACTTTTGAACCACGTTTATACTCTCCAAATACTGCGACCTGCTTATCAATGCCCAAGTCCATTACATGAACTGGGACAATCAATCCTACTCCCTCGCTAGAGGTATATTCGCCTGTTTCTGGATCATACTCTTCTTGTTTCTTAGCGATAATCTCCACTCTTTCATTGTATCTCATAACATTTTAAACCCCGCATTGAACGTTTTTGAACATACTCGCTTAATCACACTATCGTATTCTTTGAAATCATCGGAATCAAACCTCATAGAGGTGCCTTCGAGGGATTGACTACTCATTCCCTCAGCACCAATTCTGTTAAACCGTTTAACAATGACCTCGGTAATAATATACTCAAGGCCTTCTGGGACATCATCCACGCCCGCGTAAGCTAAAAAGTTAGCGGTCGTCAACGTAGCGATTGTTGTTAGTAACTTATCTTGGAGATTGTCTTCAATCCCCAATAATATTTTTGCTTGAGCGATATTTTCCATGCTATCCCTCCAATAATACTGCGATAAGTTCCTCTTTGTTCAATGTTGAATAACCTTCGATATTGCGTTCTCTAGCGATATCTTTCAACTCTTTAACTGTTAATTCGCTATAGTTAATAGTTTCAGTTTCAGCAGGCTTTTTAGGGTGATGTCGTCGTAACATCATCCCCATTAAACATTTCCTCCGAATTTAACAACTTTTGTAGGGTCGTATAAGTACGCACCGTAGTGTTCATCACCAGTGATAACAGTTGTTTTCTTAAGGATATCACGGTCTGTTTCAACAGCCACATCGCGTTTAAGGTTAAGAACGAATGCTCCGTATTTAGCAACATCGTCTGTATCTGTTTCTGTAGCTGATACTTTAACAAGGAATCCTTTCCCTTTGTCTACTTTATTAGAACGTACAATTTGAACACCATGAGTTTCACCGAATGTTCCAGAAATAACGATGTTAGCGCCAACCTCTGAACCACGAATCCATTCTTTTGCAGTATCAGCACGTAAAGCAATAGCATCTTCAGAATTGATAATCGCAACATAACGTGCGTCTTCTTCGTCTGCAAATACTGCTAAAGCTTTATCAAGATCAGCACCAGTTGTAGGAGCTTCCGCAACGAATTGAGTTGCTTTCTTAGCCTCAACGATTAAGTCGTTATCTACTTTGTTGGCAATAGCTAAAGCGATTTGGTGCGCAG